AGCAGACATGACACGCATACCTCTTTCCATTAGAGCCATAGTGGTTCCAACAGGAGCACCAGCGTTAGCAGCGTCTCCTAATTTTTGATCCGCTACTGTTGCAAATTCTTTACCAGCTTGAACACAGAAACCTAATAATTGAAATAAAGTTGGATCAGCACCTTTGTAAGGCAGTGGTAGTAAACCTGCACGAAGATCGCCACTAGGCGCATCAACATCTCTAAACTCACCAGGTTGTATTGGCTGATCATCATCAGCAACTCTCAAACCTCTTGCTTTAAAACCAGCAGGTAAGTTTGCTAAAGTACCAGCATCTATCAATTGTCTTAACGCGGCTGTTGCTG